CTGCACGCCCAGTTTGGGGGCGGCACGCGGCTCCATTCGTGGTGTCTGCGTGCCTTTAGGTTGCGGAACCAGTTGACGAACCATCTGACCATAGTGCCTCCACGCTGTAGGATTGTGACGGTGACTTCCAATCTCGCGGCGGGTCGCCCGACAGGTGGCTTGGGTCAACCCAATGCAGTTTGTTGTTGGGGTACGCGATAAGCGGCCCAGCCTCCAGCCGGACAATGTGGTGGTCTTTGCTCTGGTCGCTGACCTCCGACCATCCCCCGTTGTGCCAGAAGATGCTGAACAGGTAGACCCCCGGCCTCCACACTCCGTCCCTGCCTCTGGCGCGGACGCGGTGACCCCGCAGGAACTCCATCTCCCGCACCTCGGCGTGGCGGCTAAAGGAGTCCCACCAGCAGGCGAGTTCTAAAGCCATTGGAGGGCATGGCTTGCTGACAAGGGCATGGATAGGCACCCTCGCCCATTGCGCCCCACAGGCCGCCATAACGCTAAACATGGGTACCCGTGCAGGTTCAGCGCGAAACCCGAAGATGGTGCAGGGGGTAAACTCCCCGCTGCCCGTCTGGTGGTCATACAGGAATTCGTTGCGGATGTACGCCGGGACATACGGCGTGTCTACCATAAAGGTCACAGTAGTCCCTCTCGGTTGAGTTGTGCGAGGGTTCGCGCCATGCCCTCAAGGTGCAACAGGCGCACATAGTCCCGGTCGAGGTCGGTATGCGCTCGACGGTCGATAGCATCGTGGCACGCGCTACAGGCCCATGCGCCAAGCAAGTCGGGCGACTTCATGCCAATCCCAGATACCCCGGCAAGCCGGTAGTGCGCCAGCACGGTTGTCTCGCTGTTGTGGTTGCACACCTCTGGGATACGCACCATGCAGCCTCGCCCTCGGGCTTCTTTACGCAGGTTCATACGACGGCTCCGGTATCACGATGCCCATATCAAGGCACTTTGTTTCGAGGAACAGCAAGTAATCGCTGAACTCTTGTTTGTCGAGCGCAGAGGAACGCTTGAGCGGTCGCAAACGCTTACGCCCAAACCCTTCCAGCGTCTCCCACCCAAAGCACTCACCCAAAAAGTAATCGTGCAGGTCATCACGCTGCCATCCGCGCAACGCCTCGCCGCCGCCCTCAAGGATGGACGGGTACACCACGCCCCACAGGAACTTGTTCTGCTGATTGGTGCGCGGCTTCTTCCACTCCGTAACCTCAACCGCCCATGTTTTGAGCGGGTCAAGGTTAGACACCATACGCGCCACGACAGATGCCATAGCGTCGGGTCTAGTGCCTCGCGGGAAGATGCGTTTCATCCGAACAACTCCAAGTTCTGATACATCTCTGCTCCGTCTTTGTTCCATCGGGCTGCGCTAGCGTGGCGTTCAATTCGCTCCATCAACACAACAGCCCGAGAGTATCGACCCGTCATGGCGTATGGCCCTTTCCAATTGGAATCTATGCCACTATTTCTTGCCACATAACAACTATCAGCAGATGCAAACGGCAGTTTGCTAAACACCGTAGGGTCAAGCATCCGTAATCCGTGCAATTTGCACCTTGGCAAACCGTCTGCATCACAAATAACCTGCATCGCTTCTGAAATGCGAACCCACCAATCTTTAGTTCCAACGGATGCGTATTGACCGGATGACCCAAGCGCAATTCTGGGGTAAACCAACAATCGCTCAAGGCGATTTAGAGACTCATGCAGATGCCAAACCGGAACAGAACAATGTGGCATTAAAGGCCAATCTGACAGCAACGCATCGTTGTCTGCTTCGCTCCCGTCAATTACATCAGGGATTACGCACCAGTCCACAGCCGGATGCCGTACCCACAAAGATGCCCATTCCACATACCCACTAAAATCGTATTTTTTACTTTGCCGCCATGCAGAAAACGCACCGTTATCTAAAACAACTGATTGACACACCTCGGCAGCAATTTCCATTTGGTCGGGTCGCTCGAAACTGACCATACAATGTTTTGCCGTAAAAGATTTAACCATATCGGCGTTTGGGGTAAACGGGGTTCCGTGATAATGAATCATTTGACCCACGCCCAACGAGCGCCCTTAATAACATTGCGTACAGTTCCAACAGCAACTCCAAGTCGCTTTGCTATGGCTTTGTTTGACAAGTCGCGTAACACTCGATTTCTATGTCGAACGGCACGACGAATTAACCGCACAGAATGTTCGTCAAGTCGCTTCATCGCTCGGATGCCCTCACCCGTCCAGCCCATTGCTTCCATTCGTGGGCATATTCGACATTCTGGTATTCATCGAACCACGGCCCACCCTCGGTGAAATGCACGCAAGTCGGGTCAGGAACCTGCGCCCGCGTGTGCCAGCCCTCCAAGTAATTGAAGGTCGGCGGCAACGCACCAATGTGCCGGTCGTTTACCCACATGAACCGATGCAGGTACATCCCGGTTTCGCTGTTCACAATTTCGGGTGTCAGCCCACCCATTGACGGATGGCTGCAATTGAACCACATAAACGACGACCAGTTTTTGCGCGGGTATTGGCGTTGTACCTGCCCGTCCATCTTTGTCAGAGATGTGGGCTTGTAGTCGTGCTGCACACACCACACGGCAACATCAGGATTGTTGAAGTCGAGCAACGGCTTCAGACTGTGCCGCACTAGAAAGTCACAGTCCATGAACAGGGCATTGCCTCTGAAGTTGCAGAGCGCAGGCACAAGGAACCGGCTAAAACTAAACTCCGTGGATGAGAACGGGTCTGGTTCGCGCCAGTACATCCCCATCTCACGGAGGTCATCCAGTCGAAGCGCGACAACCTCTGCCTCCATGTGTTCCAGAATGGACGCACGAGCCACCTCGTAGGCGATGTCCTCGCGGCTATCGTATCCGATAAAGATTTTCAAAACGGCAAGTCCTTATCATCGTCAAACGGGGTTTCATCCATCACAGGCGCACGCTTCGGCGGTGCTGCGGTTTTGGACTCAAACCGCAGGGACAAAAACTTATCGCCGGTTTTCTTGCTAGCCTTCAGCCACGCGCTGATGTTGAGGTCTACACCATTGATAACAGCCGTGCCACGATAGTCCGGTCGCTTCTCGTTGCCCTTCTTGTCGTTCTTGAACAGAACGCCGCTCATGTTGTTGTCGTACTGCATCACTTTTGCTCCTTTGCCATTTTGATATATGCCTTCAACGCGCTGCGCTCCTTCGAGTTCAGCGAATCCGATACCGCCACATACAGGTCGTGGTTGGCCTTGATGCGGTCGTGGATTGCGTACACCGCCACCGCGATATCCTGCTCTTCAGCGTCAAGGTCGAGCGCGGCGCGAAACTCTGCCACTAGCGGGTCACGCTCGGCGGGGCTGATAGAGGTACCAAGGTCGCCACGCGGGTTGTTGATGAACCCCTTCGGCGCTTCCTCGCCCTCTGGCAAGTCCTCGCCTGCGTAGATGTAAAGCCCAAGCCCGTGCATGGCGATGGCTTTAGCAAGACAACGCATCGTCGCGGTGTTCACGGCAAACGCATCGGGGTCAACGATGGCGCGGTTGCGGTTGTCCATGACGGGCAAAATGCAGGTCTTGATGTTGCCCTTGATTTCAACGCTGACCTTGACCATCGCGGTGCCGTTTCGCAGGTGCATAACGGGGCTGTTGTCCCATTCGTGCGCCGTCCATTGTGCGCCGGGGTCAACCTTCAACACTTCAGCCCACGCCCATGCCCATGACAGGTAAGACAGGTTGCCCTTTTTCTCAAGGTGTTCGTTGACATTGATTTTCAGAAGTTCCGACATTTCTTGCTCTCCTCAATCATTTGTTTAAGTTCGCGCCGCAGTTCGTTGTGGCGGTCGATGTCTGCCTGCGTCCAAGTAAAGATGACCGGCTCGGTGTAGTACCGGTGTTCCTCACACTCGCGTTGCTGTTGCCAGTCGTCCATTAAAAAGTCCTCACAGCAAGCCACACTAGAGCGGCAAACATGACAAACGAGAACAGGTACAAACCAACGGTTTTCATACTGATGCCCTCGCCATCTGTAGGGCTTGGAACATCAGCCGTTGGTTGGTTCTAGCGCAAATAACAAACGCTGCACGGATGTCTGCGTGCGCTCTTGCGTGCTTCATCGCAAGGTCACGGGCTGCTCTGGATTCACCTGCTGCGATTGCCCAGCGGATTGCGGGGGGCAGGTGTTGGGGGATGGGTCGCATATCTGTTGCTCCGGTTGCCGGTCGTTTGTGACCGTGGAGCCATGATGCGCTTGCTGTTAACCGATGTCAACAGCCTCTTGCATTTATTTTTACCATCGTTAACTTACCGCTTCATGGACATCCAAGCCGCCCTCGCAGTCGCAGGCTCTAAAGCCGCCCTCGCCCGTAAACTTGGGGTGTCCCGCCCTGCCGTCAGCAGGTGGGTCAAGGCAGGGAAACTACCTGCCATGCGGGTATGGCAATGGAAGGCGCTAGAAGCCGTCACCACGCCCGTTGCAGCCGATTCTACGCCTACCCCCGGCTAACCCCTACCCCTGCTGTAAAGCCGCCAGAATCTTTCTGGCGCGGCTTCCTGTGCGACCGGACGCTACAGGACTTCTCTGGACGCCAACCCTTAAACGACAAACCCTCCGTGAAGGAGGGCTTGACGCGGGCGGGGGGATGGCCCTATCCTCGGAATGCGAGTCGAGGTAAAGGCAAGATAAACCGGGGGAAACGGTTTGTCAAATGCCCACCTCCGACGCTCGGGCAGTCTGGTCGGGGAAACAACGCACAGACCTTCCTTAAACCTACATCGGGGCAGCCAGCCTGTAGGCACGCGGCGTTAGTCGGGAAGCGTGAATGGCACCGGGAAACCGGCAAAAGTAGCCGACAGCAGGGTGGCTCCGTCAGTCATCAATTCTGCACGACTCGCTTTAGGCGTATTCCGTCTAAACCGTGCAGAGTTCACCATCAGTCATCAGGGTCTAGACCCTCCTTCTAGACCATCTTTAGCCTCAATCAGTCTTGAATCCAGAAGCCTTAACTAAAGTTGTTG